CAGACACCAAAATTTATTTGTGCAGTTTGTCATCAGAAGAAGATTGTTGCTTGGAATGAAGGAACGAATTATTATGGTTACGACAAAGAAATCTCCCAAAAATAACCGATCATTTACTGCTATCTATGATGTATTTTTATGATATAATGGTGGACATGAATACTGGCAAAGTATATTCCGTTAGAGAGTCGATGAAAGACCTAGATTTTCTCATGAGGTTCATCGGAACATGCCAGTGTTCAGATGGGTCGATTTCTCTAACATGAACCTCAGCAGAAAACCCAGGTCTTTTTATTTACCTAGAATGAAGATGGAGACAACATGAAAATACCAATTGCACCTTACCAAGTAGCAAAAAATTTCCAGACTTTCTAGGATAGATGAACAGAATACTTCGGGTTCAAACCTAAGGAAATGTGTCCTAGACCACCGTGCTGCTGCCAGAAATGGCTAGTGACCAATGGGGTTGTCGTAACGTATAGGCAGACCTGTGAGACCTCCGTAACCAGTCGGTTGCCCCATTGCTCTCTGAAAGAGAGATACCCCTGCTTGCGGGGCAGAATGCGTCAAGCGGATAGATAGTTTATTCCTAAATGCTACTTGAAGTGTATAAATATCAGTAATAATTAATAGGTGGCATCTTCGCGGATAGATATTCTCTACTTATAAATTTTATATATAACTTAATAAATAGGAGGTAATAATATAATGTATGTACAAAAGTTTACTCCTCAGCAACGAGAATTAATATTAAATATGTATCATGGTCATTGTGCTTATTGTGGAACAAAATTAACTTTATATGGTAATGCTAACAATAGATTTGTAATAGATCATATAGTTCCACAATCCCATAAGCATTTATATAAATATAATCCAAAAGAATGGATTTGGTGGTTTAATGTAGTTCCTGCCTGTGCATTATGTAATAATAGAAAAATGCAAAAATCTCTCCTGGAATATAAATCGTGGATATTATATCAATTAGCTACATATAATAAATTTATTCCTGGAATTATAAAAGAAAAGCCGGAAATAAAATTTTATTTTGAACGCTGGATAAGTGTGCCAGAACATAATTTATATAATAGAGAGGCGTACATATATACTGGTGATGAGCAATATATAAAAGATTTAGATAGATTGAAAATATAGTCGAAGTAATAAACTTGGAGGTTTATAACATGGAGAACCCGTCACTTACTCACAATGATTTTACCCAAATATGGAAACTATATGAAATTATATTTGGTGAACCCCCAAAACATAGAAAATCTTTTTACACTTTATATTCCTGGCATGGAGAAAATCTATTCAAAGCGTTATTTAGGTTAATAGATCAGAAACTTTCTGGAAAGTTGCAGTACAAGAAGGTCAAAGAAATGACTAATCAAGAATTTACGCTTATAGATACCACATGTAGACAGATGAATGATAATAATAACACGGTGTTGACTTATAGATTATGCGGTGATAATGGATATAGAGTATCACATAAATAATAACACTAAATAATGTGTTATAATGTAATTATATAAATGCAGACAAATTAGACCAAATGTAAATAGGATGCAAATTGTCTCAATACTTACACTTTTGGAGGTCTGAAATGGATGCAAGCAAAAGAACTTTACGAAATCAAATTATAGTAAATTTAAGAAAACGACAGAGATGCAGTTTAGATGATATATCTGCTGCGATAGGTTGTTCAAGACAAACAGTAAGCAATGTATTACGGAAGATGGGGGTAAAGACATTTAGAGTACGTCCTGATATAGAAACAAGATTTTGGCAATTTGTAGAAGTAAAAGGCGAAAATGATTGCTGGTTATGGCAAGGCAGTCATAATGGTAATGGTTACGGCGAATTATCTCAATATGCTTTGAACCATACAATAAAGCCAATGAGAGCGCATAGATTATCTTGGGAAATACATAATGGTGATATTCCTGATGGAATGTGTGTTTGTCATCATTGTGACACTCCTAGGTGTGTAAATCCTAATCATTTGTTTTTAGGTACGCATAAAGATAATATGCATGATGCTTCTGTAAAAGGTAGAGCAGGACGTAAGCATAGAACAGTTATTTTAGCGATGTGATATAATATAACTATTCCAAAAATGTAGATGAAAATGTGATATAATGTTATTCAGCAATTTCTGTTTCTCTAAATTAGTGGAAACAACACGTTAAACTTGGAACTGGAGAAATGTTATGTCAGATGCACTTTTAGAATCAAATGAAACCCAACCAGAAGTAGAGACTCCTAGTGGAGACACCACGCAAAAAACAGGCGACAGGACGTTTACACAAGCAGAGTTGGATGCAGCAATCAAGGGTCGTTTGGAACGCGAGCGAGCTTCTTCAAAGAAATCCATTGAAGCAAAAGAAGCAGAACGTTTACAATTACAATCTGAACTTGAATTAGAACGTGGTCTTGGTGAAAAGTATAAAACTGCCATGACTAAATGGGTAGAAGTGCAAACCAAAAATTTGCCAGAAGCCACTAGAGAACTAATTCAAAAGTTAGATTTGACTGACCAAATTGATTGGCTGGAGAAACACGGTGTCAACTTGGCGAGAGTTCCATTAAATCCTTTACCGAACGAGAACACATTGCCGGTAGATTTAACAGAACAGAAACGCCGACAGTTAAGTTTAGGTAGGTCTATTTAGGAGAAATCTAATGAGTTTAGTAACAGGTTCAGCAAATGTAAGTCTGGACATGGTTTCTGCGCAAAAAGCTCCGTTCATTGCGGGGTTAGTTGCTGGAGAAGCTATTCATGCTGGAGCGATGTGCTATATCAAGAGTGATGGCGATGTTTTTGAATGCTTAGGCACTTCTGGTTCTGCTGCATCTTGCCCATTCGGTATTGCTCCTCGTCAATATAATACTGACGAAGCAGTAACATTGTTTGGTGAAGGCACTCGTTTTCAATATTCGTCTGGATTAACCCCAGGTGCGCGTCTGTATTTGAATGTCTCTGTTGCTGGGGCATATGATACTGCGGCAACTTTGGGTGATAAAGTCGGTGTCTTAGCTGCTGTAAATGCTACAGACGTAATCGTCATTCGTGCCGATGCTATTCCAGTACCGGAAATATAAGGAGATATGAAATGGCTAATGTAGGTACTTATGACATCAGTTTTCTTTTAGCCGCGAAAGACCAAAGTGTAAAGCGGGTTGGTGTCGAAACAGTTACCGCTGTTCTCGAAGCTGATTTGGCTATGTATAACTCTCTGGTTAACGGATTACTAAGTGAACTCTGTGATATTACAGAGGATGAACGGCGTTTATTCGGTGTTTCGAGTGGCAATCAAATGACGGAAGTGGATGAGTTTGGTGTTGGTGCTTCGCAACGAGTTAGCAACCCTTATTCTATTTATTTCCCCATGAAGAAATATACCTTTGCGTCTGGTTGGACAAAGGACTTTATGGCACGAGCCACTGCTGCTGACATTGCGCAGAAAATGTTAGATGCTCAAACTGCCCATAAACTTACTTTGCAAGCAGAAATTCGTAAAGCAATCTTTCGTTCTACTAATGTAACTTTCCGAGATGCGTTAGTGGACAATGTTAGTGGTTTAACTGCCTATCGTTTCCTGAACGCCGATGGTAAAGCAATTCCTATGGGCGCGGCAGGTGAAACTTTTGCTGGTTCTACGCATAATCACTATAACTCTACTGGTACTGCTACTGTTGCGGATGCTACGGCATTAATCAATACAGTTGTGGAACATGGTCATGGTGGGCGTATGATACTTGCTATCAATCGTGCGGATGAAGCTACTGTACGGGCATATAGCGGATTTGTTGCTTTACAGCCTACTTGGTTAATCAATCCTATGTATGCGGCAGCCAATGGAGTTCCTTCTCAGGCTTTAGACGTTAGCAAAGTTGACAATCGTCAGATTGGCTTCTTAGGTGCGGCAGAAGTTTGGGTAAAGAGTTGGTGTCCAGATAACTACTACTTCGCTTGGGATGCGAGTGATCCTCGTAAGCCTTTGGGTTGTCGTGTTCCGAAGGGCGGAAATCCTGGGCTAATTCCTTCTGGTGAGTTTATGTCTCACTTCCTGTCAACTCAGGTATTTGAAACTCATGTAGGATTTAGTGCCTGGACACGTACAAATGGCGCTGTGCTATATACGGGCAACGATACCTGGGCAGATGGCGTATAACTTATCTCTCATAGTATTCACTTGGGTGGTAAACGGGGCAGGTCATAGCATCTGCCCCTTACCGCATGGAGAATTGTTATGACCCTACCCACATCCTATACCGAAGCCACTTTTGGAACATATTTAGAAGCCGTCTTAGGTTCTGAGGTAATGGGGATTTTAGGCATTTCTAGCATTACTACAGGAGACGAAATAATCTATAGTACACTATTTGATTATGGCGTTTCTGACATAGCCAATGCCACTGATTTGCGTAAACTTCGATCTTTGGGCAAAGTAAATCTCTGGAAAACTGTCATGGGCAAAGCATCGGCAAGAATAAAATTCTCTGCGGATGGTGGAAGTTATGACCAGCAACAGCTATACGAACATTGCAAATCCAATTATTTAGCTGCTATAAGAGATGCTTTAGAATATGATCCAACATATGAAATACAAACTGAAACTTTGGATACTAAACAACAGCCGTATAAATATAACGAAGATAGAGTTGATATGAGGGATTATGTTAACGACTGGTGAAGTGTCCATGTTTGGTGCATTACAAAATGCGTACATGACAGATAGATGCACTGTTTATGCATATGCCGGAAATGCTACTGGCACAGATGGACAACTGTCTCCATACTACACAACTGGAACTAATCAAATATGTGGTTTCAGAAGCGTAAGAAGTGGAAAAATGTATAAAGGACAAATTGTATATCCAGAATATGATGCTGAGTTACGAGTACCAACTTCTTTATTGTTGGATACGCGGAGCGTGTTTGTATTCAATGGAGAACGATATGAAATAGATGGAATAAATGTTGGAAGAACTGCAAATCTCTACAATCTAAAGCAACGGGAGCTAGAAGAATGAGTGATGCTGTAGATACTTCAAAACTATATGCGCAATTGGACAAGATTTCTAATATAAGTCAAGTGTCCCCTACTCGCGCCGGAGCGGAAGTAATTTTACAACATGCTCTGGAAAAAGTTCCCGTAAGAACTGGATTTCTTAGAGATAGCGGTCAAGTAACAGAAAGTGATGGTAATGCGGCGGTAGAATTTACTGCTGATTACGCTGCCGATGTAGAATATGGAACATCTAATATGGAAGCACAGCCATACTTACGTCCAGCCGTAGATGAATATGAAAAAGAAATATTAGATGCTGTAGCAAGATCAGTGCAAGAAGAAATAAAGGAAGCAATATAATGACTGACATAGAAGCAGAATTGGTGGCAAAATTAAGTTCAGTGGCAACCGTATATCCATTATCGCTTCCTGAAAAGCCAAAACTTCCTGCTATAGTTTATCAAAGAATTAGCTCTCCCGTTGTAAATAGAACACATAATGGGAGTAAGATAATGCGCCCACGATTTCAATTATCTATTTATGATAAGACATATGATACTTGTCGAACCAAAGCGGCTTCAATTGACACGGTGTTAGATATGAAAAGTGGAGTTGTGGGAGATTTAGCAACAAACGAAAACCGTTTTGATGTTAAAGAAACGGAAACTGGACTTTTTAGAGTTGTGCTAGAATATTTTATCTGGTACACATAAAATTAGTTAGGAGAAATACACATGAGTTACGCAGTATCAAATTATGGAACACTTTTGAAAGCCGAAACTTATCCTGGTTCGGGCACATTTTCTGTTTGTGCAGAAATAACAAACATTGTTCCTCCTGAATTGCTGAATCCTCCAATTGAAGTTACTCATCATCAGTCTGGCGGCTATAGAGAATTTATCCTTGGTACTCTCAAAGAGATCAAAGAATTTACAGTAGATTTAAACTATCTTGCTACTGGTACGGCTGCCGCTCCTTGGAGTGCAACCAATTTCTATCAGGATTGGAATGCTGGAACAAAACGGGCTTATCAGATAGATTTCCCTGTTTATCCCCAATCTCCAACTGGAACATATGCTCCCCCAACATGGCAGTTCAATGCATTAGTAACTAACATTAAACCTGCTGGCGCTAAAGCAAGTTCACCGGAAGCGGTTGGAATTACTGTTACCATGAAACCTACTGATTCCTTTTTAGTGGTTTAAGGAGATAGTATGGCATTAACACGAGAGGAAATCTTATCGGCTTCAAGAGGCAGAACAACTGTAATGATTAATTCCTTGGGCGGGGAGGTAAATATAACAAAACTCCCCGCTGGTTTAGTTCTTTCTGTAAGTAAGAAACTAGACAAACAAGAAATTGATGATGGCGAATTTGCTATAGCCATGATAGTTGCTAGTGTAGTTGATGACGAAGGTAAGAGCGTATTTGATACAGAAAGTGCTGCCCTGATGTCATCCGAAGCACTGCAAGAATTAATCATTGCCATCTCTGATTACAATAAGTTAGACATAAAAGTAGCCGAGGCAAAAGAGAGCCTAAAAAAAGTCCAACGAAAACATTCCTAATGCGCCTTGTGCGCGTATTGAGTTGGAGGTCGGTTGAAGAAATGCTTTCTAATATTTCTTATGAAGAATTACTAGATTGGGAAGCGTTTTATTCTATTGAGCCGTTTCCAGAGGTAATAGATCAATACGAACATGCTAGGTTGCTTGCTTTAATTGCTAATGCTAATCGTGATCCAGAAAAGAGATCAATGCCATTTGAGGTAAGCGACTTTCAAATAGATTTCTGGAGCGATCAATCTACAGATAACCAAGTTCTAGACTCTCAACCACAAGTTATACATGTCGCTTACATGGTAAATGCAATGTTTGGTGGAAAAGTAATCAAGAGAAGTGAGATAATCCAATGAACTTAGAAGCATTACTCATTCCCATAAAATTTGATATAGAGGGCATAAAAAGCAGTTTATCTGATGCTAAAGCAGCCATTCAGAGTGGAAATCTAAATGAACTTGGCAGTAGTTTAACCTCTGCCGGTCAAAATATGATGGGGGTTACTACTGCAATTGTTGGTGGATTTACTACTGCCATATATTCATCTCAAAAGTGGGCTGGTACTATAGATGATTTGGGAGATGTGCTTGGAACATCTGCTGATGATAGTGCTACGTTGGCATATGCTATTCAACGAGTTGGTGGAAATACAGATGCTTTAACTGGTCAGATGTCTTATATGGTTAAGGGACTTACTGATGCAAAGGGTGGTTTAGGTAAAACTGGACAGGCGCTAGCTTCTCTTGGATTAAGTGCTACAGATGCCAATGGAAATTTAAAGCCAGCAAAAGATATATTATTAGAAGTATCTAATGTAGTCGGTAATATGCCAGACGGTCTTGAGAAAACAAGATTAATGACTCAGTTATTTGGTAAATCTGGTAAGGATTTATCCGACACATTAGGGGCGCTTGCTAATGATGGATTTGCACAAGCCAATGAAAAAGCCAAAGAGATGGGTTTACTAATTGGGGAAGAAGGAGTAAGTAAATCTATTGAATTTGGAAAATCAATGGAAGATTTGAAAGCAAGTACACAAGGATTAGCTGTATCATTTGCAACTGCATTAATGCCCGTTATCCAGCCATTAATTGATATGTTGGGAAGATTAATTCAATGGTTTACTAACTTAGACCCAGGCATAAAAACTGTTATTGTAACAATTTTAGGACTTGTAGCGGCAATTGCGCCATTATTAATTATAGTGGGTCAAGTTGTTGGGGCAATTGGAACTATTGCTGGAGTATTTGGCGGATTAGGAGGAATTGTCACTGCTGTAGGAACGGTGTTTTCTACTTTAGCCACTGTAGTTACTGGAGCAATAATCCCTGCTATTGCTGCCATTGCTCCAATTATACTTCCTGTAATAGCAGTAATTGCTGCTGTAGCCGCAGCCGCTGCCTTGTTATATGTAGGATGGAAAACTAATTTTCTTGGAATTAGAGATACTGTAAACTTAATCATAAGCAATATAAAATTAATAATCAAAGCATTTACTCAAGTTCTAACTGGAGATTGGAAGGGCGCAGGCGAAACACTTAAACAAGTTTGGCAGAATACTTGGGATGAAATAAAGCGTAGAATTGATATTGTGAAGGAGTGGATAAACTCAACTTTCGGAAGTATAAAGACTTCCATAGTGGCTGTTTGGACTTCTTTTACAGATTCCATAAAAAATTTATGGTCAACTATGTGGGATCACATAAAAGAAGGAGCTTCAACTGCCTGGAATACGGTCAAATCCAGTTTTTCTACTTTTGTGGACAACATAAAAAATTTCCTGAAAAACATAAATTGGAAGCAATTAGGTAAGGACATTATTCAAGGTATTGGAGATGGGATAAGTTCTATGCTAAGTTGGATAGCCAAAAAAGCCCAAGAAATAGCACAAAAGATAAAGGATGCAATAACTTCATTCTTGGGAATTAGTAGTCCATCTACAGTAATGAAAGTAGAAGTTGGCTATAACATGGCAGAGGGAGTAATAGAAGGTTATGAAGAACAGATGGCTAAATTTAACCCCTCTATGTCTACTACAGTTAACTCTTTTGCCGCTCCAAACAACAGAGAATCAAATAATTCTTTAATCTCTGCATTATCCGGAATATCCAATAAATCTATGGATTTTGATTATGGTAAATTTGGTCGTGCTGTTCGGGACGCCGTATTAATGGCAACAGGATAATTATGACACCAGCATATTTAGATTCCGTTTCTTTTCAAATAT